TTTCTTGACTTTACAGACAAATTTCTTTATAATCTTTTCCTATGGACAAACTACCATTCAAAAAACAGACAAAAATCCAACTGATCAAACTTGGGATAACCCAAACCCAACTTAGTAAAAAGCTCAAAATTCCACGAAACAGGGTAAACGACGCAATCATGGGGAGGCGTGAAGGTAGAAAATATCAAAGTCAGATCGCCAAATTCTTAAAGATTGAGTTGGAGACATGACACATAACCCCTTTCATAATTTTTTAATGGAGGTAAAAATGCTTAAATATTTTTTATGGTTGATGTTCCTTTTCATACTCTTTGCTGCAATTCGAGCATTTATAAAATCCGACCTTTATTCCTACATCTCCAAAAATAGGATGAGGTTCCAGTCTCAACAATTGACCTTTGTGCTGGCGGCAATAGGGACATACGTCGCCCTCAATGGCTTCGTTCTTTTTTATCTTCTCTATTTGGAGGTGAAGCACTTTTTTCTCCGATTCACATTTTTCCAACTTCTTCTCCAAGAGGTCCATTTTCGTCTCAAGATCGACCAATCGTTCTCGGAGAACGGCGGAAAGAGGAATCTCTTTGAGTAGGTCTGTGATTATGCCCATAATTTTCTCCTTTCTATTCAAAATCAAAGTTCTCGATCTTTTGTTTCCAAATAATAGAGGTAAAAAGTGATAACAAAAGTCATTGATCTTTCTCCCATCCCAAAAAGACGGCAGCGATTCCCCACTTCTGGGCTTTTAGAAAATGAGCCAAGCCTATTTCTCTTTCGGGATCGGCGTATTGCCCTTCGGTGGTCTCGACGGGCTCTTGTTCCACGGATTCAGGAGAATACCCATGCTCCGAAAGGTAATACTTCGCCCGTCTGAGGGCGCTTTCCTCGGTCTTGTCGAGGACCCAGAAATGAGCAGATATGCCTTTTGCTTTCCCATAAAGCGTACTGGTTGGATTGGGTATCGCTTTGATAATCAAGAAATAGGTTTTCATATCTTCTCCAAAATAGAGGGGTCTCATCCCCCCTCGGCAGGATTCCGACCTCTCATCCCCTCCAAGGTGTTGGGTCGGGGTCTCTGCTTTATTTTCAAGAATAATACGGAATTGAGTGAAATTCAATGAAATTTTTTTGGTCTAAACTTTAACCCAATTTAACCCATTTTAAGCCATTTTAAGGCAAAGGGGGGATCAATGGGAAAAAACGAATCTGAAAAAAAACTTCCATTATTCGAGTATGCAAAGGGTTTCGAGGACTTTGAGACTTACTCCGATTTCGATTCTTACCTGATTTATTGCATTCATACCTCCGGCTTTCCTAAAAAAGATATTGCCCATGCCATGCTCCTGAGTGATTCGGGGCTCTCAATCCGAATGAGTCAGAGCAGTCCGGAGGCTCCGCGATTCAATGTCAACCATCTTCAGGCCTACATTGAGATCACCGGAGATCCCCGACCCTGGCAATATCTGAAGTGGAGAACAGAGAGAGCATCTATCCCTAAGGAAAAGACAGTCATGGAGATGGTGAATCATCTGAATGTGGAGATGAAGAGATTGAATAATCTTTTAGAGAAAAATGGATGATCTTAACCCGGAGGAGACCCAATCTGGTATCTTCAATCCCCCCTATGGTATCGATTGAGCCTCCTCCGAGGAGGTAAGGTGAATCAGCGAATGGATGAATATAACCAATTTCTTGAATCAAAAAGGTTCAAAATTAATACCGTTGGATGGGAAATTGACCGATCTCAAGTCAATCCGATCCTCTTCCCGTTCCAAGGGGATATTGTCAAATGGGCCGTTAAAAAAGGTCGATGTGCTGTTTTTCTTGATACTGGCCTTGGGAAAACCTTTATTCAACTGGAATGGGCAAGGTTGATCGGGAAGAAAACCCTGATTATTGCGCCTCTTTCAGTTGCACGTCAGACCATCAGGGAAGCAAAAAAGATCAATATCGAAGTGGCCTACGTTAGAAATTCAGAATCGATGACGGGTGAAATCAATATTACCAATTATGAGATGATTGAAAACTTCCCCCCCGATTGTGCTGAGGCCATTGTCCTTGATGAGTCAAGCATTCTTAAATCTATCAGTGGAAAGACCCGCCAAAAGCTCATAAATCAATTTAAGAGTATCCTATTTAAATTGTGCTGCACGGCAACCCCTGCCCCTAATGATTATATCGAACTTGGGAACCATGCAGCTTTTTTGAACGTTTGCTCTATGCAGGAAATGCTCTCCATGTTTTTTATCAATGCCAATAAAGAGCATACCTTTATTTTCGATAATACGATCATCACAAAGAAAGGATCGAATAAGGGAGGGCAGGAATGGAGATTAAAACATCATGCGGAGGATTCATTTTTCCGTTGGCTCTCTAAATGGTCTATCGTGATGACAAGGCCCTCAGACCTTGGATATAAGGATGACGGTTTTATCCTTCCCGAATTGAAGATCAATCCTATTTTTATTAAAACGAATTATTCACCGAATCAAAATCTTTTTTTCCTTGGTCTTTCGGGTATTGCGGATCGGATGTCGGTCAGAAAAGATTCGATATCAGAAAAGGCCACAATCATAGACAGTCTCATAAAAAATGGGAATGGAGATCAATGGATCATTTGGTGCGGCTTAGATAAAGAGAGTCAAACCTCCAAGAACATTCTTGACGGGATAACTCGTGAAGTAAAGGGAACCGACGATCCTGAATCCAAGGTTAAAGACTTTGAGGATTTTCAGGATGGGAAGTTTCAGGTTTTGATCACAAAACCGAAAATTGGCGGATATGGAATGAATTTTCAAAATGCGAATAATGCGATTTTCTTTGGTCTGAACGATTCATGGGAGACTTGGTATCAGGCCATCAGAAGAGAATGGAGATTTGGGCAGAAGAAACCAGTAAATGTTTATATTCTGCTCTCTGAATTGGAGAGAGAAGTTTACGATAACGTACTTAGGAAAGATAAGATGGCCCAACGTTTGAAGATTAAAATGATCGAACTTTTGAAGGATTATGAGAAAGGAGAGGTCCAGGGAGTTGATATAAAAAAAGATGATTATAAAGAAGAAACCATAGAGAAAACTACTTTCAAAGCCATGATGGGAGATTCATCGGTCAGATTAAAAGAGATCCCTGATAATTCTATTCATCTAAGCATTTATAGTCCTCCGTTTGCTGATCTCTTTGTTTATTCAAACAGTGAAAGAGATCTCGGTAACTCAAGGGGATGGGATGAATTTTTTAAACACTATGAATTTATTTGCAAGGAAATATTTAGAGTAACAATGCAGGGCAGGTTGTCTTGTGTTCATACTTCAGATATCCCCGCAATGGCTAATCGAGATGGGTATATAGGACTTCGTGATTTTCCAGGCGAAGTTATCAGGCTTCACGAAAGATGCGGATGGACGTTTGTTGGTCGTGCTTTTGTTCAGAAGAATCCGCAGGCTCAGGCAATCAGAACTAAATGTAAACCCCTCATGTTTGTACAGATTAACAAGGATTCTTCCCATTCTCGGCCAGCCTTAATCGATCAGATTCTTATCTTTAAAAAGCCAGGAGAAAATTCTATCCCTATTACCCCTGTTAAAAATGGGGAACTTGATAATGAGCGTTGGATTTCATGGGCGCACGGGATATGGATAGACATCAATGAGACCGATACGCTCCAATATTATATTGCCAGGGATCGGGACGATGAAAAACACATATGCCCTCTTCAGTTGGGGACCATCGAACGCTGCATAAAGCTCTATTCAAATCCTGGAGAAACGATACTCACCCCATTTATGGGGATTGGGTCAGAGGCGTTCATGGCTCTCAAGTTAGGGAGAAAGACTATCGGTATTGAATTAAAGGAATCGTATTTTAGGGTAGCGGTGAACAATTTAAACTCAATTCAGAACACTTTATTTTGAGGGCTAATTTGAACCAACTCTCCTTCTTAGACATTGAGAACCCGAAACCCACGGGCAGGACCCTGAGAGATAGGGGTATTCGAAGGGCCATTGAACACACGGAACAGATTCACCGTTCATGGCAAAAGGTCGCATTGGATTTCCTCTACGTCTATGCCCAGGGCCACAATCAGTTTTCTGCTGAGAAAGTCAGAGAAATGGCTCAGGGATTTGTGCCGACTCCGATTTCCCTTAGATGTTGGGGAGCCGTGTTTATAAGTGGGGCGAAGAGGGGATGGATTAGGCAGGTGGGGTATATTCAGGTAGAGAACCCTACCGCTCATATGGCAAACGCTGCGTTATGGGAGAGTTTGATAAACAATGGTCAATTACCATGATCGAAGATTGGGATGATGGCCATCTACTAATCTGTATTAAAACGATCTATGAGGATAGAAAGATGGTGAATGTGTGTAACTGCTCAGCCTGCCGTCAAGAACGGGCTTTTAAAATATCCGAGGATTTCCCTTGTGCATCGATAGATGAGGAAGAGGAAAGTTAGCATGTTGTCAATAGAAGAATTACGGAAAATGAAAATGATAAGAATAACCGGACATTTAAACCCTGACGAAATAAGACAGATAAAGGTCGCTTGGGCAAGAAAGTTTGATGCCCAATGTCCTCACTGTGGAAAATCAATTAAGGAATTTGGGATCCGAATAAAAGATGACCTGTTTTATTGTCAGAAGTGTCTAAAGTATCACACTTTATGAGGATTCAATGAATAAATCGCCTGCTTTTCAAATGTATGCGTCTGATTATTTTATGGATACGAACTCCTGGACCGTGGATGAAGTAGGAATATATCAACGTTTGCTTTTAACTCAATGGGCGAATGGTGGACTTCCAGATAATGAAAAACGCCTGGCAAGGATTGCAGGATGTGGGATCAAAAAGTTTCAAAAAGGATGGACAACAATTAAAATTAAGTTTCAACAAAATGGTAATGGTAATTTGATAAATTTAAGGCTTGAAGAAGAAAGACAAAAACAACTTAACTATAGGGAATTACAATCACAAAAAGGTAAATTATCAGCAAGTAAGAGATCAACCGTGGTTGAAACCGTGGTTGAACCAGAGCTTCAACCGAAAGTCAACTCTTCAGTCTTCAGTCTTCAGTCTTCATCTTCTTTAAATAATATAATTAATAAAGAGCAGGCTAAAGCGCCTTTTATTTTACCCTCAAAGGAAGAAATTAATGAAGGATCTGACCCAATGCTCTTAGAATTAATAGACACAGTTTCCTTCCAACTTTACAACGATAATATATTCCCAGAAGTGAACGCCTTTAAAAATAAGATGCTCAAGAAGAAAATAAACCCACGTTCAATTCTTCATACTTTATGCCGAGCCTATCTTAAAAAGGAATTTGAAGAAGGACCATGGCCTTATTGTCAGAAAATTATTGAGATCGAAAGCAGGAAATACAATGCAAGAGATTACGGAAAGACTCTATAAGAAAGTGATGGATGATTTTTATCCTGTTGCCGTGGACTTGGCGATACAAGGACATAATGAAGATTCCATAGTATCCGTTTTCCAAGCCCAATTAAAAATAAAGACTCAGCAATATTATAATAAAGAACATTCTCCGAAATCGATAGGGGAAATCTTAACCAGTGTCCTTCCCTCGATAGATGAGAAAAAGGCAGACAGCAAAGCGGAGTCGATTTTTTATAAGATGCTGACGAATCGGGGGCTTAAATTTGAATTTCAATACTCAATAGGCCCATATAAAGCCGATTATCTTTTTGGTGGATTTCTTGTGGTGGAATTGGATGGACCAGAACATAAGAAAGACCATGATGAGAAACGGGACAGTTACATGAGGCGAATGGGATATAAAATTATCCGAGTGCCAATATTCGTTTTAGTATCCTGTCCCGATGCCGTGATTGATGCGATAGAAGAGGCATTATTGGAAAATTCTGAGATTAAAATAAAGAAAAGATTTAAAGATCAAGCAAAACAACTGGGGGTGAAATGAATTTCTTTCAAGGAGCCTCTATAAATAAATTCAGAAACAAGAAAGTCACCATTGACGGAATTCTTTTTGATTCTAAGAAAGAATCGGGAGTTTACCTTGACCTCAAATCCATGAAGGAAAGAGGAGAGATTAAGGATTTTGAAAGGCAAAAGACTTTTGAACTCCTCCCTAATCAATGCGAAACAGAAAAGTGTCTCAATAAAAAGGGGCAAGAGATTGAGAAAAAGAAGGTAATTGAAAGAGCTATCACTTATACGGCTGATTTTGTGGTCACATACCCAGACGGAGAAATAATCGTGGTTGATTGTAAGGGATCCCGAGGACTCGACCAGAAATATCCAATCAAGAGGAAGATGATGTTATTTTTTCACCATATTAAAATTAAGGAAGTTTAGATAACCGAGAATAATTGGGAAAGGGCAGAGGAATTATGAATCATTGCTTATGGCCAGGTTGTGGAGGATGGATTAAAGACACGGGGTCATGTGGGAAATGTGGCAGAAGTGAAGATATAAAATATGAAACCTGGGTCATAGGAAAGCAAAAAATTCATGGATTGAATGATGTCGATTACGGGAGCCACATGGAACGTGGACACCCATCTTTTAAAAGGCCGAATTATCCAAAAAAGAGAAAGGGAAGAGGAAAGGGAAAGGGAAGGAGCAATGTTAAAAATAGAAGCCAAACTCGAAGGAATTCAAGAAGCAAAGAAGATGTTTAGTAGTGATCTAATAAAGAAGGCGACACGATCAGCGATAGATAGATCGGCTACTTATGGGAAGAAGTGCATCGCTGAATCTGTGCCTGAGCATTACCACATCAAAGCCAGAGATGTCAAAACTGCAATTCAAGTTAAAAGAACTACTCAAAAATTAAATGAAGCAGACATCGTAACTAAAGGCAAGCCTCTTGGTTTTGTCGATTATTTTCACGCAACTCAAGATAGGGGTGGGGTTTCTGTGAGCGTTGCAAAAGATCATACGACTCGTTTCCCTCATGCCTTTATGAATATTGCAAGAAATTCAGGAAAGAGAGTCATTATGAAAAGAATAGGAAGAGCAAGATATCCCACTACTGGCAAGAAAATGATAGGTGCATCAATCCCAAGATTGGTAGGGAGTTCTAAGATTTGGGAATCAGCAAAGGAAAAGATCATGGGCTTTCTTAATCAAGAGTTTAAGGATCAGTTAGAGAAGAGACTGAGGATCAAGGGAAGATAATGTTTAATATATTAAACTTATTGATCAATAAAAGGTACTTCCAGAGAATTTAAATCTAATGCGGTGACGAACCGCAAATCTTAATTGGTTGTAATGTTTTTTTCAGATTGACCATTGCAAAATAAAGGAGATGGGAAAATGGATAACAAAATTGAGTTTATAGCGGTAGTAAAGCAGATTTCCCTAAAAGCCCTCGTGTCGGGTGATAAATCAGCGCGGATCACCCTTGAGACAGAAGAATTAATTGTCTCTGACCTTGGGAAGTGGCCGGGGGATGAAACTGTATCAGTGATGATTACGAGAAATCCTAAAAATGGGTGATGAAATTTTTCTTACTTCAAAGCAATTTGTTATCGCCTTCAAGATTTCCCGTGAGACAGTGAGGAAATGGCGGGAGAAAGGGATGCCTGCCATTGAGAAAAATAAATATTCTTTATCTGAATGCCTTCAATGGGTGAGGGAGAATATTTGGGCTCCAGAAGATGAAGAGGGAGGGATGAATGAGGAGAAATTATTGCGGGAACGGGCCAAACGAAAATTTGATGAACTCAAAGAGCAGGAAAAGAGAGGGGAACTTATCCCCCGTAAAGAATCCGTTAAGTGGGTCTCCCTCTTAGTTGCCGAATGCAAGGCAGCTCTTTGGAATATACCTCGTCGGTTGGGTCCCGTCCTGGCCGTGGTCAATGACGAAAGGGAATGTGAGGAGATTTTGAGGAAGGAGCACCGGAAGGTGCTGGAGGAGTTGGCGAAGGGGATGAAGAAGAAAGGAAGGAGGTGAAATCAAATGGCAAAGGTCAGATTCAAAAAATTAGACGAAAACGTATTAAAATTAAGATTTCAAGTCATTGGTGTGGACAAAGCATCAAAGAAGATCGATTCACTTACTAAGAAAATCGAGAAGGCAATCCAGAAATATGAAAAACTTCTGAAATTGGGCCGTCAAGGGATCGGTATTGGGGTTGTAAATGTTGTCGATAGTAAATCATTTTTGGAATGTTTGAATGATCCAAAGAACCAGGAAGCGATAAAGAAAATTATCAAAATGGATATTGTTAATAATGGTCGGTTAAGAATAAAATGAAATCAAACCTTTTCCTTAAAAGTTCAATCCCTCCTGAGATTCGGGCAATCTGGAAACCACCCGAAGAGATCAGCGTCCCGGACTGGATCGAAAAAAATGTCAGGTTGCCCAAACTCACCGCAGCCGAACCCGGGCCTCTCCGGATCTCACGGACTCCTTATACGAGAGGGCCCTTGCTCGCCCTCGGTAGTCCCTGGATCGAGCATATCGTAGCGGTCTGGGGTAGACAGACAGCCAAGAGTCAGGGGATCTTATACCCCTTTCTTTGTTATGCGATCGCTCAGGACCCGGGACCTGCTATCTGTCTATTGCCTACCGAGAATAAGGCTAAATATACCTCAAAGAAGCGCTTACAGCCCATGTTTGATTCATGTCCGGCTATTCAAGAAAAAAAAACAGACAATCCCGACGATTATTCGATTTTGGAGATGCAATTCAGGGATATGGTGCTTTCGATGGTCTGGGGGGGATCGGCAAGCAATCTTACTACCCGGCCATGTCGTTATCTTCTCAGGGACGAGATTGACGAATTGAAAAAGGCTCTTGGAGACGATCAGATTGACCCTATGAAGGCGATAGAGGAGACGACCTCGACTTTCTCTAACCGGAAGATTGTTGACACCGGCACTCCGACGACCCCTCAAGGAAATATCTGGAAGGCTCTTGAGACCTGCCAATACATTTTTGAATATTGGGTTGCCTGTCGAAGTTGTGGAGTCTACCAAATTCTCTATTGGGATGGGATAAGGTATGGGGACGACCCGGATCCGGAAGCGGTAGAGGCAAATGCTTTTTATGAGTGCGAGGCCTGCAAGACGGAAATCACGAATCTTGACAAAATCAGGATGCTCGCTCATGGAGAATGGAGAGCGAGGACGACTCCGAACCCCTGTGAACAAATCAGAAAGAATGTGAGGGCCAAAATTGAGGAGACGATCAGCCTTGACGATGTTTTGCTTATCAAGACGGTCAAGAAGATCGGGTTCCAACTTCCCAAATGGTACAGCCCTTTCATGGGTGGTCATATTGGGATTATCGCGAAGGATTATCTTCTTGCCGAAAAGAAGATGAAAGATGGTGAAGATTTCGCGCCGATGCGGAACTGGACGATCTACTGTGCGGCCCTGCCTTATGAGGAAACAGCCATCTCGGTTGAAGAACATGAGCTTGAAAAGAATAAGATCGATCTCCCCGAATTCGTTTATCCCAAGGATACCATCGCCATCACTTGTGGCATAGACCCCGGTCAAAAGGGGTTCTGGTTTGCCTCAATCGCCTGGAAATGGGATATGACACCTCATCTTCTCCATTACGGATTTTTACCGGGGAGTTATGAGGGATCGGGTATCAATGGTCTCCTGGAATGGACATACCGAAATGAGGATGCCAACCGATTGATGCCTATTTGGAGAATTGGGATTGACACCGGTGGAGGAGAATATTCAGATAAAGACGCAACCATGACGGAAGAGGCTTACCAGTGGATTCGGTTGCATCGGAAAGAGCATAAGGGGTTACTTGGGACGAAAGGTATGTCCCATTCCTCTCCTCATCGGGTGAGATTATCGAAGATTGAGAAAATGCCAGGGGAGAAAGGCGCCCTCATCCCTGGGGGGATAATTCTGTTAGAAATCAACACGGATGAATTGAAAGATGCGGTTTGGTTTCATCTCAAAATCGATGAAGGAAAGCCAGGACGTTTCACCTTCCATAACAATACCGGATTCGACCTTATGCGCCATCTTACCGCAGAGGAAAAGATTCTCGATGTCAAAAAGAATAAATTTGTCTGGGTAAGGAAACGGGCAAATCACCTTCTTGATTGTGTTGTAAATTGTTTCGCTCTTGCCGATCCTGAATTTCAGGGAGGGATTAAGGTAATTCAACGACCCCCAAGCAGACCCGATACCGAAAAAGAAGAAAAAAGCAGTTGGATTACTGGCAAGGGAATCAAAGACGATTGGATTAAGAGGAGATAAAAATGGATGAAGAAAAGTTTACAGTAAAAGAAACGGCCATGCAATTAGGAAGAAAGCCAAAGACGATTTACCGATGGATTGAAGAAGGATTTTTAAAAAATGTCATTAAAGTTCGAGATGGCTATTTTATCCCAAAACAGGAAATAGAACGTATAAAAATTGTAATTAACCCTCGAAATTAAAAATATCACTGCCCATTCTTACCCATTCTTACCCATTCTTACCTTTACAATTCTATTTTTTTATGCTTATCCTAAAATCATATATTAAACTTTGAGTTTAGTTTATTAAATGAAAGAAAGGAGTCTTTATGCGGGGGCGAATCGCAAAGGCCCTCAAAAAGATTACTGATCCAGATCCAGATCCAACGACATTGAGAACAACTGAAATGAAATATGGAGATTATCCACCTTTTAGAGACGGTTGTCCTCAATGTGGAGAGAAACCGTTGGTTACAGAATCAAGATTCTCGAATATAAAAAATCCGGGGATTGAAATTCGAATGTGCCGATGTCGAACCTGTCCCTGGAGAGGGAAGGT